TAGTTGTATATGAAACACTATTAAATCTACCAGCTAAAACAGTGCTTGACAATAATACTATACCTTTATCAGCACCAGCAGGAGCAATTAATTGAACTGGAGTAACTCCACTTGTTAAAACTGAAGCACTTGGTATTGAAACAACGGTACTATAAATATTTGTAGGACTTGCTGCATCGTCAATACTATTTAATCCGCTATCGATTATATCTTGTATAATCTCACGTACCCTTGCTGCTGTGTTTTGTCTGCTTAATTCATCAGTAATATTAGCAAGCAATGTATTTGTTAAATCTGTTCTATTCTTTACAGCCATTAGTTAAATGATAAATCAAAGCTTTCATCAAATGAATTTCCAGTATTAATAACTGGATAATCTGTTGAAATACTTATATTGTTAGTACTAAAATAATTAGTCAAATCAAACCCTTGTTCTTCGTAAGTTATTTCTAAACCTACTAAATTAGGGTAGTGTATGTTAGTTATTGTAGGGTTATCTTCAATTATTTTGTAAACAAATTCAATACTCCCATACAATTGCAAAGAAAGGTCAAAAATTGTTTGTCCATCCTTTACTGTTACTGTTTTAGTTGCCATTATTCTATTCTATTAGCGTCAATACTATATTTATCGTTACCCTCAACCTTAACCTCGTTTACATTGTAACTATCGCTTTCAAGTTGAACCGTAATATTCCTTTTTATAATTTGCTCCATCCCTACCGAAGCTATGTAATTATCTATACCAACTCCGATAAGTGGGTATTGTTTAAATGCTCCGAAGTAACTTTTTATAATTAAAATTACATGGTTTTGGTCGCTATCGGATATTTTAAAATCTCCGTTTTCTATAACCAAATCTAAATCACTATCTAATGCTATATCTTTAACCATTTCCGTGCAGTACTGTTGTGTTTTCTAATTCCGTTTGTTGTGTTGGCACTAATACCGTTGTTTCCAAAGACGTTGTAGGGCTTGTAACTGCTGGAGTGCTTACATTAACGTATGGGTGTGTATGGGTATTATATTTAGTAACTAAGTCATTTACTAAGTCTTCTAAATTGTTTAGTTTTTCTACTAAATCTCCAACCTTTACCAATCCATCGTAATTATCGCCATTTAAATATATCTTTTCAATATCACTGAACATTGCTACATATCCAGTATATTTATTAATCATTGTTACAACTACCGTACTGTTTACAGTTGGAATAATTACAAATCCATCCGTATTTTGAGCCATTAACCTAACTTCTAATAGGTCAGCATCTCCATTGATAGGTTCGCAATCACAAGTATTATTTGTTGTGTCTACTGACTTTACTTTGCACAAAACAGAGTACAAAACATCGTCTGTTTTTGTAAGTTCCCTTATCGCTTGTTTAATACTGTTGTTATTAGCCATTTAGTTTTATTCCTATTTCAATGTCTTGTTTGTAACCATCTTCGGTATTAAAAGACCTTTTTACACTTACCACTTCATACGTTCCATTCTTTTCGGGTATCTTATCGCTTACTAATTTGCAAGCGTCCCCATGTCTAATATAAGGCTCTCCGAATGTTTTAAACGAACCGCTAAATCCCTCATATTTCCACTCAGCTAACTTTAATTCTGCGAACTTTCTTAATGCTGTTTCTGTTGCGTTTTGAGTATGGAATGTTTTTAAAGCACCATCTTCATCGCCTACTTCAACTTCTGTTTTACTGTTATCACTTGAATTTATAGATACCGCCTTTACTTTCAATCTCATGTCTTCTTCACGTTGGTATTCTAAACTTGAATCATCTATTATGCTTTCTTCAAACTTAAATTCAATCGTTTGTGTATCGCTTGCATCGGACGCTAAACCGACATTTAAAACACCATCAACAAAGTAACTATAAAAACCATAATCACTTTTTAACGTGTCCAATACTTGTGCTACACTTGCATTGCTTATTTTAAAACTACCCAAATTAACTTCTAATAAAGTTCTAAAATTTACAACCGTACCAATTATATCAGTAAGCAATTGTTTTAGCGTTACCGTTGTTTTAGAATACTTCGGTATAATAGTTTGTTTTAAAATAAACATATTATCTTCACACTCCAATACTATTGGTGTTTTTGGACTAACCTTTGTTATGTAACCATTAAACACCGTTCTAAGGTCAGGGAAATAGCCTAATTCAATCTTAACACTATCCCCTCTTTTAAAAATACTATTCAATCCAACAGCTATTGGCTTACCATCAAAATTTAACTTTCTCGGTATAGTGATTTTTGCAGTTTCTGTTAAATTCTCATAACTGCTTTCAATTTCTACACTATTAACAAAGTCAAATACTATTTCAGTACCATCCGTTTTACTCGTAAATGTTATTTTGCTATTTAGTCTTAACATTATATAAATCTTGGACTTGCTTTAGATGTTCCTGCTGTTGTATTTTGTGTTTGGCTCTTAATCTCAAAAGGTGTTTCACTTAAACAATTAAGTTCAAACGGTTGTACGTTTCTCATCCCCTCTACTTGAGCAAAAGAATAATCCTTAATTACTATATCTTTAATCCCAAACATATTGATATATTGAGATGCAATAGAAATAGGTGTAGGTGCATCGCAAAAATCTTTCAATCTTTTTACATCTTGCTCAGGATAGTAATCTTGTGCAGCCGAAGTTATAACACCCTTAATATTTATTGTGTAATCCCCATCACTAATATACTCTTTTATAGTTCCGTTTCTACCTTGTATTGAAGTCGTTATAATGTTTTTACTTTGGTTTATATCACACAGTGCCACTCCAAAATGAATGGTATCTAATGTAATCTTTTTACCATCGTACGCAATATAATTCATTCCCATAAACGTAAGAACGTCAAATACTGGCAACCCAAAGAAACTATTTTGTTTATCCCTTTGTCCATCTTCTTTAGCTAACTCCTGCAAAGTAGCTACATTACCACCATTTACTTGATAAAATTTAGGCTTAATAAAAGATAGTCCGAAGTTCTTTAAAATTAACTCCGATTGTCCTTTAGGATTAAAACCCTCATTTAATGTAAAATTATTATTCATTATCGAGTAATCATATTTAAATCGTTTACACTTTCTAACAATACTTTAGTTACTTGCTCTTTTATTTGAGCATAACCGCCTTGTATGTTTTGTGTGCTTATTTCTAATTTCTCTACTAATTTTTCAATGTTAATAGTCAAGCTTTGTGGTCTTGCTCCGCTTACTTCTGTTCCGCTACCTAATCCCTTACCGCTTGCATTTCCGTTTGCATCAACTCCACCAGTAGCCCCCATTGAACTGCCTAAAGCACCGCCTATACCATTCTCTGCATTGAACTCTTTTTTACCTTTAATTATTCCGCTTAATGCTGCTCCTTTTTGTATTCCATCAGCTTCGGAAAACTTCATTAAAGCCTCTTTCATTTTATCTTGGTTACGTGTTAAAACAGATTCTAACATTAATCCAATACCTTGAAAGTTAAGTTTAATAACCTTGCCCATGTTTGAAAACACATTTAAGAAAGCGTAAACACTCTCTCTAAATCCGCTAAACTTATCCCATAAATAGGTTATTCCATCTACTAAAGCCAATACCCACCCTAAAATTGGCACTGCCTTTATTGCTTGTCCTATACCTTGTATTCCACGTTTTAAGAATCCAGCAGCAACAGCACTTTTACTCATACCCATAGCCATTGCTCTTTGTATGAGTGCAAATGATGAACTTTGAATAGTAGCTAATTTTAACTTAATATAGTACGAACCCCACAATATAACTGCCATTTTAATAAGTGGAATCAATGCTTTAAATACATTAAGCATCATTGAAAGTCCTTTAACAATAGTAAAAATAGCAGGCTTTAAAGCATTAAATACGTCATAAAGTAAAAATGTGAATTGGTCTTTTAAATTGCTTATTTGACCGCCTACTGTTTTGCTTTGGTTTTCTAATCCTTTAAAAAACATACCGCCTTTTTGACTTGCCTTTGCAAAAGAATCAGTTAATTGCTCATAAGTAACATCCATCTCTTTTAACTCAGCAACACTTTTACCAGTTGACTTAGCTAACATTTGATAAATAGGAATACCAGCAAATGCAAACTGTTTAACGTCCATTGCACTTGCCTTGCCTAATGTTTTTATCTGCTGTAAGTTTACAGCCATTCTACTCAATTCATCAGTACCGCCACCAGTAGCAGCAATAGCATTCCCTAAACCTAATACATCAGTTCGTGCTTGTCCAGCACTTACACCAGCACCAATAAGTAAGCTATTTGCTTGTACCAAACTTGCAACGTCAAACGGAGTACTTGCAGCATCTTTTTTAATCTGTTCAAATACACCAGCAGCCTTTTGTGAACTACCTAATAGCGTTTCTAAACGCATACGCATTGAATCAAACTGAACACCAGTATCTAATACAGATTTCCCTAATGCTCCAACTCCTAATCCTACTGCTAATGTTTTTAACTTACTTCCTAAACTGTTAAATGAACTATCTAATTGCTGCGTTTGCTTAATTGCAGCATTCATCTTACCAGTAAATAAGTCTTGAAGTGAAAGGGTATATTTTAAATTCTGATTACTCATTTTTATCTTGTAGCGTTCCGTTAAACTTTAATACAAAAAACATTTCAGATACCAGCTTACAAAACTGATTATCAGTTAGTTTATCTACATTAATATTTGGATAATAAAAACGGAGCATTGCGGTATTTTTTAACACCTCCTGCTCCGCTATTTCACTTGAATACTGGTTTAATTTTTTTTTAAAACAGCTTCCTTTTTTCTTAACATTTCTACAATAGGAGTTTCACAGGACATTAAAGCCTCATCATTTTGGATAATCAAACTTAATTCATCGCCTCCAATATAACAAGATTTTAAACACGCTTCAACAGCTTTTAAAGGGTCATTTCCAGTTGCTAATTTACTTACCATTGCGTAAATCATACGGTCAGGCTTCTTTAAATAAATCGTTGCAAACTCTGTTTCTTCATCGTTTAAAGGTGCTTCAATAGTGTAAACTATCTTATGCTTCCCCTTTAAGCTGTTTAATTCCAATTGTAATTCTTCTTTAGTTTTCATTTAGTTTTAGTTTTAATAGTTATTATGCCCAATCAATATGAGAAATAATAAGTTCCAACTCAACTGGAATAGAAGTGTCGCCAGTTGCGGTTTCTCTGCTATTCTTTTTGAATCGTACATTTCTCAATTTATGAATACGTGGTGTTAATGCAGAATCCAAATAAGCTACGATAATATCGAACTCAGGAATATCCATTACCAAACCATTTGGTGCTACTGATTGCAAATTTTCGATTTCTTCCATCAACAAGGTTACGCTTGCTGTTGGCTCAATCTTACCATATCCACGAGATACTGGTCTACGTCCAGCACCATAAATATTAGTCATATCTTGAGTTTCATCATATTTTATTGCAGTTACACCAACGATAGGCACACCCATTACATTCATTGTAATGTCGCTCCATTCGTAGCTTTTACCGTTAATTAAAGGTTGTATGTTATTCATTTTTTCTTAATGTTTTTAATTAAATACTTACTGCAAAGCCTACGTTTACTTCGATATTATCTGCACTTCCTAATGGTACAATAGATACTGAAATCTCTAAAGTTGATGTGCTTAATACATCTTGTGTAGGGTCAATTGTAACGCTAAAAGCACTTACCTCTGCATCTCTTTGCATTACATCTAAAGCACGTTTACAAAGTGATTCAAAATAAGCTATTACATCATCTGTAAGGCTTCCATCTTCGTTTACTTTTATAGGACTTGCTAAAGCTGGCAATAAGAAAGTACGCATACCTCTAATTGCTTTGTTGATAGTTCTATTGTTATTGATACGAGAATAATCAGAAGTTATTAAAGTTGAAG